GGTAGATTCAGGCTTTATTGAGGAGGCATAATGGCTAAGAAGGCAGGGCTAGCCCAAGAGTTATTTGTTCATGGGTACGACCTCTCTGGAGATGTGTCGGCAATCAATAATGCGTCCTCTCCAAGAGGGGTATTGGATGTTCCAGGCATTAACGCATCTGCCATGGATCGGATAATGCCCAGAACCGATGGCATGTTGAATTACAACACTTGGTTTAACGATGCTGCATTGGCAGAGCATGTGATACTGAAATCCTTGCCCGCAACCGACTCCCTTGTCCTCTGGGCATTGGGTGGCTCCAGGGGGGATGCGGCAGCGATGCTGGTGGGCAAGCAGCTTGACTATTCCTTCAGCCGTGGTGCTGATGGATCATTGGCTACAACGGTAGACAGCCAAAGCAATGGTCAGCCCCTGGAATGGGGGGTCATGCTAACCGCAGGGAAGATCACTCATAGTAGTGCCACAGCATCAGGTAGTGGGACTAGCTTTGATCAGGGAGCCGCTACATCCAGTGGTGCTGTAGGTATGTTGCACATCATGGATATCAACTCTGGCTCACCTACCATAGCTATTCAAGATAGTGCGAACAATTCCAGCTTCACATCCATTATTGGGTTCAGCACAGTAGCAGATGGTGCAGAACCAAAGGCAGAGCGGGTAAGTATGACAGGCAATGTTAGGCGGTATATCTCTGTCGTTTCAACAGGTACATTCAGCAATTGCGTTTTTGCGGTAGCTATTAGGGTTGGAACGGCACAAGACGATGTGGCGTATACGTAATTATGAATGAGCGTTACTCAATCAAAGCACCTGTAGCCACTCACTGGCAACGTGCTACGTGCGAGGAGGTGGCCTGTAAGAAGAACATTATGGGATGGGCAACGCATTGCAATACAGGTACAGAATTAGGAAAGATGCAGGTTGAGTATATCAGGGCTGGGAAAACTGAAAGACGGTTTACCGAAAGAATGGATGTTGAGGGTGTTATCATCTTCAGCTTCAGCCCTGGGCAACAGTGCTTCACAAACCATATCAAGAAGATACAGGAGAAGGGGCATCTGTTGCTAAAAGAGTCAGGAGGCCAGCGTCAGATAATGGAGCCTGAACGCTGGATGTGGGAATTTAATGAATCAATGGAAAGAAGTAATAGGAGGTAATCATGGCGAAAGAAGCACCTACGCTTACAGTGGCAGTGGATGATTCTGGAGGTTCGGCAAGGTCAATCGAGAATGATATAACGAATCTCGATTTCGGTACGCCCAGGGGTGTACAGGATGTAACAGGGGTAAATAAGTCAGCTATGGAACGGCTCTTGCTCTTGGCTGATTTCTCTATCACGCTCAATGGCGTTTTTAACGATGCGTCTAACTTGAGCCACGCTGTATTCGCAACTGTTCCCAGCACGAGCGTAGCGAGGACTGTAACGCTTGTTATGTCTGGGCAAACCCTACCCAACGAAACGTTCTTTACAGACTACTCGCTCAGTAGGTCTGCTAGCGGTGAACTTACGTGGACAGCACCAGGTGTATTGACAGGTGGAGTTGTGCCAACTTGGGCATAGCGTAGAGGGCTATCTGGTGTGCTGGGCTGGGTAAGTTACCCCTTCACACCTAGGGGGGCCGATTACGGCCCCTTAATGCCCTTCAACAACGAAAGGAGGAGATATGGGTTCGGGACGATTTAGATTACCCATGCGGGATGCCAAGATAATCTTTGAGGAAGGTACGACGTTTGCAGGGGCAGAGGTTAAGTGTCGGCTGGACGTAGAGATTGGTATGGTTACTGATATCCAGGACTTGATAGAGTCCAGCAAACATGCCCACGCCTATGAAGTATTTGGTGATGGAGTTCTCATTGAGTGGAATCTTGAAGACCAAAAAGGCAACGCACTTCCAGCCAATGGAAAAGGTATGAAGCGGGTAACGGCTGGATTCGCCGAAGCCCTTATGACCAACTGGATGGAGGCTGTTACACAGGTGGATACCCCTTTAGACTTGCTATCCAAAAATGGCAGCATGTCGGAGGAGCCGTCGGGCGTGATGGTGTAACTGTCAGAGAACCTTGGCCCTTGCAAAAAGCCAAGTTGATTGACCGTATATGTCAGAGGTATAGCTGTCTTCCATCTCAGCTATTAAACGAAGACATATATATGATCCAGATGATTAACATATTGTCTGCAGCGGGAGAACTGAATGGGGATCAAGGCGGGAATAAGTCCATGGAAGGCGCAGGAGATATTGAGGCTAGTTTAGCGAATACCTCATTCTAGATAATCATGGCAAACGAAGTTGAAATTCGGGTAACAGCCGATACGAAGAGGGCAGAGCGTGGCCTTCAAGGCTTGCGTGGTTCACTAGACAGATTCAGTAGGCAAGCGAGGGTTGCAGGTGCTGCACTTACAGCATTTGGTGTTGTTGGTGCTGTCGGGTTAAAGAAGCTAGTTGACTCTGCCAAAGAGCAGGAAATCGGAATCAATAAACTCAATCAGGCTTTGCGAAATGTGGGTCAGACCTATGCTAGCAATCAAACAGCCATTGAAGGGGTTATAGATGCGATCCAGCGAAAGACTAATTTCGGAGATGAGGAGCAAAGAGAATCACTGCGAACTCTCATCACCATTGGAGGTAAATATGAGGGGTCGCTTGTAGCGTTAAGAGTCGCTACGGATATGGCAGCTGGTGCGGACATGTCACTGGCGGGGGCATCCCTCTTATTGGGGAAAGCAATAGCTGGCGAGACGAGTGCATTGGGTCGATATGGCATTAAGCTAGCCGAAGGAGCCACACAGACCGAGATAATGACTGCACTCACAAAGCAGTTTGGTGGGATGGCAGAAGCAGCCGCTGACCCCTTGACACAGCTAGGAAACAGGATGGGTGATGTTGGGCAGAAAGTTGGAGAGTTCTTTATTCCCCTTGTAGATAAAGCCGCAATTGGCATGGAAAAACTCGCAACGAAACTAACCGAAGCCGACCCTGCTATGGTTAGAATGGTTGCTCTCTTTGCAGGACTCAGTGTTGGTCTTGCATTGACGGTAGGGCCGCTACTTCTGATGGTAGGTTTCCTTCCTTTCATTGCCAAAGGTTTTGCGTTCCTGGGTTTGGCTTTAATCCCTGTAGCAAAGGCGTTGTTGTCGGTTGGTGGCCTAGTTGCAGCAGGTATAGTCTTGTGGCGTAATTGGGATCATGTCACTAGTTTCTTGAGCAAAGTATTTGAAAGTAACTTCTTCTGGCTTGTCCCTGGTGGCCCACTAATCAAGGCTATCGTGTTTCTCGTGAAGAACTGGGACACGGCATGGGAGCATATCAAGAATATGTTCGTTGATGTAGTCAAGGAGATTTTATTTTGGTATGACACTTTAGCGAATGCATTCATTACTATTCGGAATTTTATAGTAAAAGAAGGCCAGAAAGCCCATATTGAAATGTTCGAAGGGTTTGCGATAATCCCAAAAATAAAGACCGACTTTAAGGAATTTTCTGCCACTGTAAAAAGTGGCTTTGAATCTATGGGTAAATCTGGCGAGGAACAGGGTGGGAAACTATGGGAGTCTTTCAAGGGTGGTATGGGAAGTACGTTCCAAGAGTTGCGAACTCTTCTTGGTGGGTGGCTAGATGATATGGGACTTGGCGTGGAAGACTTTGAAACGAAAATGGCCGAGGTCAACGAGGCTATAGACACCATGTTCGGAACCGATGCACCTGAGGCTATAGACAAGACCACGGATGCAATGAATAAAGCTACTAATGCAGTTAGATCATTCAATGATTTGGTTCTTGCTGGTCAATTCAAGTCCAGAGTTCGTGGCGGTACGCCAGAGGTAGTAACCTATGGGACAAGCGGGGCAACAGCGCAAAAATTACCTGGGCCACATCTTTTGGCAGTGGAGCAACTTTTGCTTGCCGTAGCTGGTGACCCAAGCCCTGGAAGCCGCAAGAAAAGATTACAGGATATGAGCGGATGGATTGCGCCACATGAGGACGCACTAACAAAGTCAGGCCTTCTTGCACATATTCGACAGGACAAAGTATTCACTCTTGAAGAGATGCTGGCATATGAGAAAACCTATAAAGCCATGATGCGGAAGCGTGAAGGGGATTTGAGGGCACAAGAAGGAACACCGTGGTCGGCTGCTGAAAAAGCAGCGTTCCCCTTTGCCCACGGTGGGATTGTTACCAGGCCCACGCTTGGATTACTTGGTGAAGCTGGGCCAGAGGCAGTTGTACCTCTCGGTGGAGGCCGTGGTTTGGCTCCTGTGTACAACATAACCATTAGCAACAACACTGTATTCGGTGAGATGGACTTCAAGAGGTTGGTAGTTAAGGCTGTAACCGACAGTCACAGAAGAGGAGGCTTACCGTTCTTAGGTAAGGCGTAAATTATGGCAAATGAATTTAAGCATAAGGCTGTTGGCACTGTATTAACTCAGGTGGAGTTTGAGGCTACGGACTCCCATGTATTTAATTCTCAGGCTACAGGGGACATCGTATATGCCTCCAGTTCCTCGCAGTTGAGCCGACTTGCAAAAGGAAGCGATAATAATATCCTTACGCTATCGTCAAATATCCCTGCATGGACTGCTACCCCAACGCTTACCACAGTTGATGCCAGCACTGATTTCACGGTTGGAACGACAGTCATAACAGATGATGTTATTACGTTCACTCCTACCACCAACGATACCGTGACGATGACGGCTGCGGCTAATGGAGCCTTCTCACTTGTGACGGTAGATACGGCTGCTGCCGCAGCCAATATCCAGATCACCGCAGATGGCACGGTGGATATAGATTCCGCAGGGGTTCTTACCCTGGACTCTGGCGCAGCGATAAATATCGAGCCAGCTGGAGGTTCGGCAATATTACTAGATGGCACGATAAGCGTAGATGGCGGTGTAGTTACTGGAGCAACCAGCATTACGTCTACATCTTTCGTGGGCGCATTAACTGGCAACGCATCTGGAACCGCAGCCACGGTTACAGGTGCAGCACAGGCTAATATAACCTCCCTCGGAACACTCACAGGATTGACCCTTGATGGAGATAAGTCGGTTACCCCTGGTGACGGTGCGATGATTCACTTGGACACCAGCACAATCACTGACAGCAATACTTCTGGTTCTGGTACGGCTGCACTCTACACGCATGCTAGGTTAGAGGCTCCAACGTTAGCAGCAACTAATTCATCGGTCACAACTACCAACGCAGCCACGCTATATATCAATGCTGCAGCAACGGCAGGAACCAACCAGACGATCACGAATAACTACGCCTTACTAGTAGCCGCAGGAGCATCAAAGTTTGCTTCCATTGTTGGAACAACGATTGATGCCAGTACAGACTTCACCATTGGCGATACGGTTATAACCGATGGAGTCATTACTGACTCCTCTGGTCTACAGATAGCAGCAGCCGTTGATCTGAACAATAACGCCCTCTCCAATGTTGGGGCAGCGGGAAACGATTGGACGCAAAACAAATTGTCTATCGCTGGTGGAACCGCCGATCAGAATCTGGAGGTCACTACTACAGGGTCGAGCAATTGGGTTCAGTGTACATTGGCACATCCTGCGTCTGGCACAGGAGGGGTTATTCTATTGTTTAAACAGGGAGACGGGGGTGGCTCTGCGAACAACATGTCGTATTACGTAGGTTACGATGGAGATGGCGGCTACTTAAAATGCCGATCCAGAGATACCGATGGTTCCAGCACCGATGCTGATATTTGGCGTATTTATGACGGTCAACTCAGCATAGATGCCAACACCACCTGGGATGCAAACGTGTTCGACGCCTACGATGACGTTGGCTTGATTCGTTCAGCCATAAGCCCAACCGCAGAGGCGTATGACTTTGGGCAGGGGGCATTGAAGCGAGGGCGTGATGTCCTGATAGAGATTGGGGTACTCAAGGAATACGAGGATGGGTTCATCGGCTACAACGATCAGCGCATGGCGGCTCTACTGGCTGGTGGAATCTACCAGACGAGAACAAAGGTAGATGAGTTAGAACAAAGACTACAGGCACTAGGAGGATAAGATGCCAGATATTGACGTAATTATCACGGCTCTCGACTCAGCCAAGCAGGGGCTTAATACTGCCAGACAAAACGCAGAGGAATGGAAAGCTGGTGCTGTAGCAGGAGTGGCGCACTCAAACGCTCAGACCACCGCTCTCAGCGCAGCTATAACCGTTGGCCTGAATACTGCAAAGACGAGCATTACAGCTACAGAGACTGAGCTTGCGGGTTAGCGGTCTATGAACATAGCGAACATAAAGCTACCTATAGCAGTCATTGGCGTTATTCTTGCCCAAGCATTTGGGCTAATCTGGTATATGGCACAGTTAGATAGCACAGTGGCGAGTAACACGGTGGCTATAGAGAGCGTGGAAGTGTTTGATGATGCCGAAATACTGGAGGCCATTGAGGATTTTGACAATAGGCTGGACGAGATTGAGAAGATGCAATCTGTCATAGAGAACGAGATGAGGACGATTATGTCTGACCATGAAAACATTGGGAAGGCATTAGATGACCTTGGCAAAGGTTCTTATTCAGATAATAGAGAGTATGGAAATTATTAGATGGAACCATTAGCAAAAGATACCAGCCAAATCCAAATCACGCCAGAAGATATATCGGAGCTACTGAGGGTTAACCCTTTAGCAGCCCAACAAATCACAGCCATAACATGGCACAGGATCGCCTTGGAACTAGAAGCACAACTGGCAAAGTTATCTCACGTATCAGAATCCAAGGAGGCATAGCGTCTCATGGCAGTAGGAGTGTTCGTAACGCTTGAGGTTGATTGGGATAACGATGGCAATTTCCTCAATGCCAATTCCGATGTAACCGATGATGTGCTGATGCTAGATTGGAGTAGGGGTAGAGACTCTGCAAGCCAATTAACAGGACGCTCTATTGCTGGTGAACTCCAAGCCCAGATGAAGAACGAAAATGATCTATACAATTCCTTTAATAGTGACTCTGATCTTTCGGGAAAGATTCTCCCAGGGTTAGCAGTAAGGCTTCAGGTAAGCTCGGTATCTCCTGCATTTGACTACACTTTCCCGATTACGTTTCCCGAAGCCGAGCCAGCATGGCGAGGTTATCTTGATTCAGTTTCTCCGTCATACCTTAGAGTTGGTGGTAAGGAACTTGTATTGAGGGCTACTGGCCCGATGGCCCGCATCGCAGCCAGAGAAACTGCGGAAGTTGCTACCTCGACCTCTATACGAACAGGGGCAGCTATCACGCTCGTGATAAATGATGCCGATAGTACAATCCCTACGGATATTGACACAGGCGAGACTACTATGACTCGCTGGTGGACATCAGGGCAACCAGCCCTGGATGCTATTAGAGACATAGAAGAGAGTGAAGTCGGTTATGTGGGGGAGAGTCCCGATGGGGAGATAGTATTTGAGTCTCGGCAGCATCGGCTAAATGCTCCCCACATTACCTCGCAAGGCACATTCTCCGATGCAGCGGATGCCACGTTGACATATGGGAGCATAGAACAGATTGATCCAATTGCAGAACTTTACAATACAATGAACGCAAGCGTTCAACTCTACACAGTTGATAGCCTAGCCGTCCTCTGGACGCTAGCAGAGAGCGGGGCAAATAGCCCGCCCCTGGTGGTGGGTGCTTCAAAGACATTCGTTGCCAAATATCCAACGGCTGGGAGTGCGAGTAATGCAAAGCACGTAAACGCTTGGACAACAACCGCAGCAACTACCGACATGCTTGCTAATGCCGCTGCTGATGGAACTGGGACTAATCTCACTTCCGACATCGGGATCAGCGTTGCTAAGTATTCTGAAAGCATGAACATTACTTTGACGAACAACTCCACAACTGATGCCTTTATCACCAAGTTGCAAGCAAGAGGAACGCCAGTTACCGCTGACGATCCCTTGAAGATTGTCGAGGAAGATAGTACCAGCCAAACCTCATTTGGTAAAAGAACGTTCCCATTAACAGGGCCATTCATACCCGATGAACAGGAAGCACGAGACTTGATGGCGTTCCTGTTGAGCATCCACAAAGACCCGATGAGAACTATGGTGATAACATGGGATGGCAACAAGGATTCGACCCATTCAACCAAAGCGAGAACGCTTGATATCAGTGACCGAATAACAATTACCGCTAGCAACCGAGCAGGGCTTGGAGTTAATGACGATTTCTTCATTGAGTATATGCGACACAGTATGGATGCTGAAGGACGATATGCAGTAATGTATGAATGTTCAGAAGCTACCGCCTACGGAGGCTTCTGGGTGTTGGATGTGGGCCGACTTGGCTCTAGCACGAGGCTTGCCGTATAGATCAAGGAGTACATTATGGCGTGGACTGCACCGAGAACCTATGTGGTCGCAGAGCAGGTAACAGAGGCTATACTGGATACTGACCAGAAGGCTAACCTAGATGCGTTGAGTGGACACACACACAGCGGGGCAGCGGGGGATGGCTCGTCTAGCCTTGCCAATCTTGTTAAGGCCACGTTCACCGATGCAAGTGCGCCATCCGCTCCAGACACAGGGCTGACCAGTATCTACACGGTATCAGGAAGGCCGTTCTACAGGGCTGCGGGTGGTGCGAGTACCCAGCTTCTAATCCTTGCAGATGTACACGCAGAAGCCCACGATAGTTCTCACGAGCCAAGTGGTGCTGATACTATGGCAGTCGATCAAGGGGCAGGAGTAGGCAGTCTCAGAACGCTGGGAACTAACTCTACTCAAATCGCTGCAGGGAATCACACCCACTAAAGGAGTAACCAATGGGCTGGACAACGCCAAGGGACTACGTGACAAATGAAGTTCTAACTGCGGCTATTCTAAACGTAGACCATAGGGATAACCTAAACGTGCTTAGCACTCATGCACATTCAAACGCTGCTGGGAATGGTAGCAGTACGCTGGGGAACTTAGTGAAGACTACGTTTACTGATGCCTCTGCTCCTTCTGCTCCTGGGTCTGGACTGACAGCCTTATATACGGTATCAGGCCGTCCTCATTACCGTGCAGGGTCTAGTGGCTCAGACACTACGTTGGCTATCATTGGGGATGTACACGCTCAGACCCACGCATCTGCCCATCAACCTGGTGGAGGAGATGCGATGGCTGTGGACGCTTCTGCAGCTACAGGCAGCCTTAGAACACTTGGCACAGGCTCAACGCAGGGAGCGGCAGGCAACCATACTCACACAGCCGTAGATGACGTTGCTGCTACAACCGCAGTATCTACAAACGATAGCATAGCAATGGCAGTTACCAAGGGAGACGCTACTGGAGTCCTATCGCTTGGTAGCACGTTTACTATTGCCACGGAGACGATAACCCTTGGTGCGTCAGCGAGAATATGGGCGGCTGGCTTTGCGGTTATGGAGATGAACACTGCGGTAACAAACACGCCTAGATTGGAATTGCTTATAGATGGAACTATAATATCGGCTCAAAACTTTGCTACAGGAATCAACTCTGCGGATTCTGTAAAAGACTATTCCGCTGTCGTATCAGGTGTTGCGGACGAGGGGGCTGGTTCCAAAGTATGCCTCATAAGAATTAAAAACTATGCAAGCGGTGGAAGCAATGATGCTAGTTACGATGTCATTGGTGGCCTTGGATGCGGAGCGATGAAGGCATCATAATAGTCGAGAGGAGTAATCATGTTGAATAAGATCAGGCCCCAAATCCTGGCGGCATTGCTGTGCGGTACGGTCTTCAGTCTCTTTGGTGTATGGGTAGGATTGCAGATGGAAGCGGTAGAGGTGGTTACGGCTATAATTGGGGGCTTGTTCGGCTTCCTTGGAGGAGTTTCCCTCAAGGTGTTAGAATCGGAGTAAGATATGAAGAAAGCTAAACGATTGTTGAGTTTCCATACCGTTGCAGCTATGGCAATCACCGCACTGACTCTTGCCATGCTTAGAGTATTTCGCAAGACGTTTGGCTTGCTGGCTCTTGCCCTGGCAGTCCTGGGGTTCGGTGTCGTTGCGGTAAATCCGATTCAATGGGTAGCCCATCTTCTCCCGCTAAAGTTCTATACAGTATGGGGGGTTATCCATATATCCGAATCCTCCCTTCAAGGGTTATTAACTACCCTCTACGCAGACCAGATCGTTTACGCCTCTACGATAGGCGTGGCGTCGCTACTCGTTATCGCTGCGTGGACACTCTGGTTCAGGCACCCACTACGTGCAGTCGTGGACTTTGGACGTGGCATCAAAGCCTCTCCTATGGCTGCCTTGCGCTCTCCTGTCAACGCTTACAGGTCGATTATCAAGTTCCGCAATTGGTTCCTTGCAAAGGTTGAATACCTGCAAGGTGAGAGTGCCAAGTGGAAGACCACGTTTAACATATTGAAAAGTCCCTATAGCTTGCTACGCAGCATGGGCCTTAGTCCGCAGATGGCAGCTACTTTCCTTTTCGCTGGCAGTGCCGTTGGTGGTGGTGTTGTCGTCAATGAAACGATCCTTGCTGACAGGTCATTTGCTCGTGGAGATAGTGGCGTGTATGCAGCTAGTGTTCTTGGCGCAGACCTACCGCTCGATGTCCCAACAGAGTACGTCGAGGGAAGTAATACGTTACGT